AACATTCTCAGAGGCAAAGGACTTCGCGTCCGAACTAGCCAATAGCAATCTTGTCCCGAAGAACTATGCAGGCAAGCCGCTGGATATCTTGGTCGCTATCCAATGGGGAACCGAGATCGGACTTGCCCCGATGCAAGCTTTGCAAAACATCTCAGTCATCAACGGTAAGCCCTCAGTCTACGGTGATGCAGCGATGGCACTGGTGCAGGCACACCCAGCCTGTGAGGGCGTAGAGGAGTTCTTTGAGGGCGAAGGTACACCGAACCCTGTCGCCGTCTGTATCGCCCACAGAAGGGGGCGTAAGCCTGTTACAGCACGGTTCTCAGTGGAGGATGCCAAGCGGGCAGGGCTGTGGAACAAACAGGGACCGTGGACTAGCTACCCAAAGCGAATGCTACAGATGAGAGCCAGAGGTTTTGCGCTCCGTGATGCTTTCCCAGATGCCCTAAAGGGACTCATCACTACCGAGGAGGCAGCAGACTACCCGTCAGATGCCAAGCCAGCAGAGGTCAAGGACATCCCGCGCAACCCATTGGATGCTATCGCTCCAGCAAAATTGATAGAGGAAACCTATGAGGTACTTGAGACAGAGAGCATTGCAGATGCCGACGCAGCGGAGCCAGAGGCAGAGGCGACAGTCATGGTTGAGGAGGCTGTCATCATTCAGGACGCTGCTTCCGTGGAAGGGGAGGCGGTCGCTAGTCCAGTCGTGGCGCAGGAAACTGGTACCGAATGGACTCTCTTTGTGCCGGGGAAGGAACCCATACCCTACGGCTCGATGGATCAGTGGCTGGTTGAGTACAACAAACTCGCCGATCAAGTCACGCAATCGGGTAAGGCAGCACCGCGCACACGCATGACCAAGCTTCGGCAATTGCGGGAAGCCAATGAATCCACCATCAAGCGGCTCGACACAATGGTGCGTGTAGTATTAACCCAAGCTTACCAGACCCGGCTCGGGTACTTAGGCGCAAAGATGAAAGAGGAAGGTCAACCAGATAACGTGAGGACAGACAATGGACTACAACGTCAAGCTTGAACTAGCCAAAGAATACTTGCGGAGTAGGAAGAAACTCATTAGCGAACAGATCGCCGGTGACCCTAACCGCTTCATCCCAACTCCAGCAGTAGAGACAGATGTTAAAAGGACAATGAATGAATACCGAATATCCACCAGAAAAAATAAGGAAACCGGCTCATCGACTATTCGATTTTTTGATAAAAAATTATCGGTTAAAAAATGACAATGCGCTGGCAGATGCGCTCGATGTTGTGCCGTCTGCCGTCTGCAAGATCAGGGCAGGTAGACCCGTCACAGCGTCCATCATCCTGAAGATTCACGAGAAGTACGAGATACCTATCCGTGACATCAAGGGGTTGCTATGACTAAGCTAGAAAATACAGGCACTCGCTGGTGTACCTCATGCAATAGTCATCGGGAAATGAAGGGTGGCTACTGGAAGAAGTGCAACAGGACTAAACGATGGATGTGCGGTCAATGTAAAGAGCGCAAGTCACCCAGCTTCTACGGGAAAAGTAATGCGCTGCCTGCATTGTATTAACTACAACCTGCGAGACTATCCTTCCCATGCAAAGGTGGGGTACGGCAGGTGCATGGCAGCAGACTTGCAAAGAGATGGGGCTGTGTTCATGTCAATCGCAGCACAAGTAGATTGCGATGGGTACAGCCCCGCCAAGGACGGCATAGTTTTTAAACGAGAGGAATGGTATGAGAGCCGCAAAGGTTGACGACAATCAAAAGGAAATAGTTAAAGCCTTGCGGCACATGGGCTGCTTTGTCCAGCATCTGCATGATGTTGGCGCTGGCTGTCCTGATCTACTGGTGGGATACAAGGGATTCAATATCCTGCTGGAAGTCAAGGATGGAACTAAGCCACCGTCTAAACAGAAGCTAACCCCGGACCAGATCCTCTGGCACAGGGATTGGCGAGGACAGGTGGATATCGTCAACAGCGTAGACCAAGCCGTCTTAGCAGTGCTGCGGGTAGCCAGAGACTTATCCGATATGGATGACCTCAAGTGAGCCTGTGGCGTAAACGACAAGTGGAGGAATTAGAAATGCAAACAGAGAAGCAGGATACCCTGCCCGAATCATTGGCAATTATCTGGTACGCCATCATGGCCTGTGCATCACTGGTGATAGTGATACTTATAGCCTTACAGCCACCACCTACTTACCGCAACATCTGTAATGTAGCAGAGATCAGCCCAGACGTTACACCGCAGGAGCGTGAGCGTTGCCGTCAGATCCGAGGACACAAACTCTAATGCGTCCCATCTATGAGACAGACGCTGACCTACAGCGCGAGAAGGAAGTACAGGAAGCACTGTTCCTTATGTGGGAAGTGGACTTCCACAAGCTACCTCGTGCCTACCATGTGGACTGGATGCTGACCAAGCGAGGAGAGGCCAAGGCATTTGCTGAACTCAAGTGCCGAAACAATCCTCGCAGTCAGTACCCAACCCTGATGCTGTCCATGCACAAGTGGATGCACGGCAAGGCAATGGCACAGGAGATCGGTGGCAAGTTCCTAGTCATCGTCAAGTGGAGTGACGGCATCTTCTACCACACACAGGGCTGGTGTGACGTAACCTACGGAGTCGGAGGCAGGAAGGACAGAGGAGACAGTCAGGATATAGAACCAGTGGTCCATATCCCGACCGACTACTTCAAGCGGGTTACTTAGGGATTAAGGATTGGTACTGGGCTTGGCATTGCTTGAGGAGGACGACGGCTTCGGCTCCTCGGGCAGCTTCCCTTGCAAGAAATTCTCCATCCTCTTTAGAAAGTCCTGCTCCAGTACATACTGTGGGGGTGCATCCAGCACTGGTGGTACTGGGCACGGTACTGATCGGGTCGGGGGTGCGACTCGGCCTGTCGCGCAAGCTGTTATTAAGGGCAGTAACACGGCTATTAAGATCGCGTGTCTCACGGTCTTTCTCCTGTCTCAATCGGTCTGCGGTCTGCTGCATCAGCTTCTCTCGCTCCCGTGCAATCTGCTGGTCACGGGCATGGATAGCCTCAAGCTCTGCACGTTCAGCATCCCACTTAGCCTGTACCTGCAAGCGGCCTGACTCCTCGCCACGCATATACCCATACGCGCCAGCTACCCCAGCAGCAATGATGACAGCCAGCGCAGTGTAGGCGATGTTCATTTCTGACCCGGTACTTTCTTACCTTCGAGCTTCTTGTGTACCTTGATCATCTTGCAAACCTTCTTCTCTTTGCCTGCCTTGTCCTTCTCCATGTGGCAGACTTCCTTCATCTCGCCACCGGCAAAGGCCAGCAGCGGAACAAACGCAATAAGCGCAATCAGTTTCTTCATGTCAAACCTCCGGTTCAGGTGCTGGTGGGGGAGCTTTCTTACCATCGAAGCCTACGCCAGCAGCTTGCTGGGCAACAGGTTCGCCAGTAAACACAGGTGCAGGTGGTGTCGGACGGCCAGTAGCAGGCGCAGACTTGGACGCAGGCGCTGACTCAGGCAGGACTTCTGGTGCCTTTGCAGCCTGTGCGCTAGCCTCTTTGAACCCAGCCATCGTACTCTTCATCGCATCCATCTGGCCTTGGTCTGTGCCGTTCAGCATGATGCCTGACAGGATGCCGCAGAGGAATGATGCCACCGGGATAATGACCTCAAAAAATTTCTGGTCAATCGGACTAATCCCCTTGAGCGGTTGGGTCACGAAGATCACCGAGTATAGGATTGTGAAGATAATCCCCATCAGTGTCAGCGTTAAGCAGATACCAATGATGAACTTCAGTCGCGCCATCAATTCGTCAGTGGTGTACAGCGTTCCACGATCAAGCATACGATCAGCGATTTTATTTAGCACAGTCATTCCTCCCCCCTTTGTCTTCCTTCGGTTCTGTCGTTACCTTGTCGCCACTGATCCACGGCTCCATGCGTTTCTGGTCTGCAAAGATATGGTCAGGGCAAGTCTGGTTTACTTCACAGACTGGCTTCTGACATTCCTTATTCGTCCAGTTCTCAGGGTTCTGGCAAGGGTATCGGTAACTCTGCTCACACCCAGCCAGCACCAACAAGATAAGCAGTCGGCTCATCAGTGGCCTCCCATCACATGGAGTGCATGGTTGTAATGCTTGATCCTATCTTCCAAACCAATGTAGCCACCATTGATCCTGCGTGTCAGCTCCTTGATGTCTCCACTGTCAGCCCACTTGTTCAGGTTGTTTGTCTCCCAGAACCAGCAAGCAGACTGAGCCGCACCCTCAAACGTACCAAGGTACTCGGGCAGGTCATTGATGTTCATCTCCAGACTGTCAGCAAATGCTTGATAGTTATTACGTCCGGTAAGTTGGATAAGACCACGACCACAGAAACGCCAGCCATCACCACTAGACTCATCACCATTACCCATACGGTTTGCATACGCACGGTTGGCGATGTGCATTTGCTTGTTGAGTCTGGAGGAGTAGTCGTTGGCGATTGCATCTGTCGGGAAATACTTGGGAAAAATTTTACGGAGAGTGGCAGGCTTGTAGTTCAGGTTCTCTTTGAGTACCATAAAGCCACCAGATTCATGAGCGCATTGGGCAACGAAGGCAGCTATTCGGCGGGGAGTATTGATGTCGTAGTCTGGTAGCAGTTGAGTTAGTGCTTCATGCCAGTCAGCTACATACGGATTCTTCGGTAGCATCTGTTTCAGTTGGTTCAGTGTAATCATTCTTCACCTCTCATTTCCCGTAAAACTTTTAGTCTCAGCTCTTTCATCTTGCGGGTTTCTTGTTCAGCCCGGTACAGTGCATTGTTCATGTCCATGTACATCACACCCATCACAGGCAGCGCAATCACTAGCACAAAACACAAGACCACCACGGCGATAAGTAATGTCCACGGTACGTCTGGCTCGTTCGCAGGAGGACTAGGAGGCTTGCGAACCACACCACGACGAAAAGGATTGCTCCAACCCATACCGCTTCTTCCTTCCGCTTCCTTCTCAGCCTACGTTGCCGGGCAGCTTCAATCTGTATCTTCACAGTCTCACGCTTATGCGCTTCGTCCTGCTCAATGACGATCTGCTTCCACATCTTTTCGTACCGGCTCCACAAGTCACCCAGTTCAGCCGGTGCCTTATAGACCATAGTCTCGCGCAACTCAGCAAACATGGCATCCAATCTTGACCGGATGATGACGCGAATCAATGCCCGCTTGCCAATCGATTCCGTGCCTGTGTACACCTGTGTTGCTTCTGCTTCCTGCTGGATAAACACCTTGCCGATCTTGTCGTACTCATCCATCAGAACACCAAGATCATTGCCGATCTTAATGAAGACATCATTCGGATCAGCCTTAGCAATCTCCTGTACCCTTGCAACCTCCTCGTTGTACTGAATCTTCTGTGCGTTAGTCGGGTTTTGTATCTTCCCGAACTGCGTCTTCAGATCATCCAGTACATCCTTGACCTCACCTGCTGCGCCCTTGATGTCCTTGTATAGCTGGCATCCTTTCTTGACGGCAGCAACAGCGGCATTGGCAGCAGCAAGTAGGGTTAGCGGATCCACATATCAGAACAGATGCAGCTGCTTCTTCATGGCGATCAGTTCCTCGCGCAAGGCATCATTAGCTTCCTCGCATTTACGGTTCTGTTCCTCTACCGCAGCCAGCCGATCAGACAGCCGTGCGACTTCCTCGCGCAGAGTAGCGATGACCTGCTGCCACGCAGCGTCAGTAGCATCAGCGGCCTTGTTGCTGCGGCTGTCAGCCATGATCTTCTGGTACATACCGTAAGCACCAGCGCCAGCAGCAGCGATACCGACACCGAGGTTAGTCAGCCAGTCATTCACTTGCTACCTCGTCAGCAGGTTCCGGGACACCGCCTTCTTCAAGCCACTTTAAATACGCTTGGTAATCCGTGTTGGCTGGATCGAAAGGGATTGATGTAATTGAACCATTTTCATTAAAACGCAAAACTGCTTTTGATTCGGTATTTTGTTTTGCGATTGGACACAATTTATATGTAATCATTACAACTCCGCATCAATAGTCATTTTATTTGTGGCATTAAAAAATAAATACACAATACCGGAAAGAGAGTTGGCGGTAACACCGCTAGAGCAACTAAAATATAAATTTGATCCGCGAATGCCAGCCCCAATAGAAGTTCCGTTATACGCCGTTGGAGTAATGGTTGTGTTTGCCATTGTTATAAGTCTACAATTAGCAACGCTATCTATTGTTACTGCTGGAGCAGCTCTTTTTGGGTAATAAGTAACATTTATTTCTGGTCTATTGTTTACATCAACACCTGCAATCCCCTGCGGTATAACATCAGCTTCTGAACTGCCGTTATAAACCTCACAATACCGTCTGCAAAGATCGTATTCCGTACCATACGGCCTGTAGTCAAAGCTGGTGGCTGTGCTGCCTTTTTCGAGTTGTACGCCGGTGATGTAGAAGGTGGCTCCGTTGGTGGCTACGACATTTGTTGCGCCAGTTGCAGATGTGTACAAAGCACCAGCCCATGCACCTGCCGTACCAAGATAAGTCGAGCCTACGCCAAGACCTAAATACAAATACAAGCCAACGCCATTATTGGTTAGCCAAGTGCCAGACGTATCACCGGCAACAGTGATTGATTTTGTTTCCCAAGTATTAGCGGCAGAAACGCTAAACGTAAAAGGATACGATCTTGTTCCGGCGCTATTTCTAAACGCACCACCAAATGTTCCAGTCAAACTTGAATACGCTTTAAATGAAATGGTTATGGTTGCCGCGCTTGCTGTACCCCAAGCTAAGTCAGCAGCGTTAAACCCTTCAACCGCTTGCCCAATAATGTATTGATCGCCAGACGCTACCGTTGTTGCAGCTAGTGAAGTAACACCAAGGTAATTAGTAAATCCCGCTGGCGGCGTTACCGACCCTGCGTTCTGCTGTACTGAGAATTTACTAGCGTTATTGCCATAAGCAAACCAACGATCAAGCGTATAAGTATTCGCGCCTGTATCCGTAATTGTTTTGCTCGCCCCGTTATTGCGCTGGTCGATCCGCATATCCCCGTTAATAATCCGGTTACGCATACCCGGCAAACCACCGCTGTCATAGCTGGTGGCAAGTTCTGCTAACTCTCTAGCTCTTGGCATTATGCTGCTCCTTTTAACAAGGCTACTTCTGCTTGTAATATTTCGATCATGGCTTGCTGTTCTTGGATGGCTGCGGTCAGGGTAGCTACTAGGAACGATGTGTCTATGCCTTGGTAGAGAGCATTTCCGTTCTCATCTAATGCGTCCTTCTCGCCTGTAACGCAGTCAGGCACAACCTCTGCCAATTCATGCGCTATAAATCCTTGACCGCCTAATCCGTTTTCTTTCCATTTATACGTCACAGGTTTGAGTTCAGATATAACCGCCAACGCTCCTATCATTGGCTGCACATCTTCTTTCAGTCGATAGTCAGATGTCGTGTTATAGGCAGTGCTTGTGCCTGATTGATAAATGCTTCCGTACAAATTGGCGTTGCGATAGATAAGCAGCGCGTAATAGTCGCCAGTGAACTTTGTTTCCATTGCAGCGCCGCTATTAGCCGTGACACTGAATTTAACGTCTCCATTTTGCTTGGATGTGCTATTTACAATTACCGTACCGCTGGAGTCGATACGGGCGCGTTCGGTGTTGTTGGTAACAAAAACTTGCGGAATATTAGTTACGGTTCCAAGCACACCAAGGTTCGCACCGTATCCAGTGTTGCTTGAACCGGTCGTGCCAAACACGGACGCTTCACCGCCAGCGTTGTAAGCGCGGATAGCTCCAGCGTTTGCTGCACTCGTTCCAGTAACGCGAACCTGAAAGTCACTGCTTGCCTGAGAAACGTGCAGCTTGTTATCAGGCGAACTCGTACCAATCCCCACATTCCCGCTGGAGTCCAACCGCATAGACTCAGTACCGCCTTCGGCAAATGCAATCGTATCCGCAGCAGGGAAGAACATACCCGTATTCGTATCGGCAGAGGTGGTAAGCGCAGGTGCTGAGACAGTACCAGCAGGCAGCAGCAGCGATCCCGTCATGGTGTCGCCGGTCTTAGCGACAGCATTCGCCACGTTAAACACAGCGAAGGCGATTACCATCAGTTCATCATTCAGCGCAGCCGCAACATTCAGCACAATGCTGGTGCCGTTGGTCGCGGTGTAGTCATCACCGGGGCGCAGCGTCACACCGTTGAGTGACACGCTGATGCTGTTGGCGACATAGGAAAGCGTCGCGCCATTGGCATCTGTACCAGAGAAGGTTGTTTGGCCTGCGGTAGCGACAAACTCATACGTCACCATCAGCGACTGCTGTGCAGCGGAAGCCTCAAGCCACTGCGTGCCGTCGTAGACCTTCATGCCCACAGGCGTTGTTGTGCGGTAGTACAGCGCACCTGTCAGCAGCGCGTTGCCGTCGTTGTCCACCGTTGGGTTACTAGACTTCGCACCAAGGTAGCGATCATCAAAGTTATCCAGCGCAGCCGCAGCAGCCGCAGCAGATGTCGCTGCATTTGTTTCACTTGTTGCCGCAGCAGTAGCGCTGTTTGATGCATTGGTCGCGCTTGTGCTAGCATTGCTGGCCGAGGTGCTGGCGGCTGTTGCTGAGCTGGCTGCATTGGTCGCCGACGTACTAGCTGCGCTTGCGCTGTTGGATGCGTTCGTTGCAGATGTCGATGCGTTGCTGGCGCTGGTCGACGCTGAACTAGCCGAGCTAGATGCGTTACTAGCCGATGTGCTGGCAGCAGACGCGCTGTTTGACGCATTAGTCGCAGAGGTTGACGCACCACTAGCCGAGCTTGCCGCAGCCGTTTCAGAGCTTGCGGCGTTAGTCGCAGCCGTTGATGCGGTTGACGCAGAACTAGATGCGTTGGAAGCAGAGGTGCTAGCGTTCGATGCCTGAGTGCTGGCAGTCGAGGCAGAGCTGGCAGCATTTGTGGCCGAGGTTGATGCATTGCTCGCGGAAGTTGATGCGGCAGAAGCTGATGCCGCAGCGTTGGTGGCCGACGTTGATGCCGAGGCTGCGTCTACTAACAGCGACCACTTGGCAGAGTCAGTGTTAGTGTTGATCGGCTGAGATCCGCTAGAAGTATGCTGGGTAATACACTGCCAGATATTGTTGTTGCTGGTGTCTTTGACAATGTCCCGAACGTAGTACAGTACCGAAGCCGACCAGTTGCCACGGTTGGTGCCTAGTGTGTCACCAAGCGCTGGGTTACCGTTGGAGTCAAACGCTAGATTTTTTCCGGCTCGTAACGACGCACGGGGCAAAGTCATATTGATCGATGTCGGATCGGTCTGCGGCGCTTGCAGTGTGCGACCAAGTCCTTCGGCGTTCTGCTGGGCAAAGATGGTCTGCTGGTCCAGCTCGTCATTCAGCGTGTTGGCAAAGAAGTCGCCGCCGGTCACAAAGTCTGTGGTGCGCTGGATCGTGCGGTTGCCGACAATGGCAATCTGCGTTGCACCCGTCGGTGTCGCCGTCAGCGTGATTGAGCCAGTGCCGTTCGACGCAATGGTCACCGTGTAGTCGGTGGTCAGCGTCAGCAACGTATCGTCGCGGTATACCGCAATGTCGCCAGCCGCAAGGATCTCGAAGGTAAACGCATACGGTCCAGTGCCGCTAGCTGCGTACACTACTCGCCTTGTCACATTGTTAATTGGTACGCCCATGTCTCAATCCTTTCGATTGAATTGTATTAAATTATTTACCATATAAGCTATAGAATTTTTTGTTCCGGTCAATCATGGCACCTAGTTCTGGAAATTCCACGCTGTCAGACAGGAAGCCGTATTCGGTCAGGTCGGGAACTTCCGTCTGTCCCAGTTCGGGACTAGGGTCAAACCCAATCATTCTCAGTTTGGCAATACGGCGGTACTTCTTAATAACGCTATCCACAAACTTCTGAGCATCGCCCTTATTAAACTGCTCACCTGTTTCAATAGAGTATTTCTCTTTTTCTTTTAGCAAGTAAGGTACTGCCATCTCCAAGTTCATAGGAGCCGCTGTAGCCGTGTCTACGAACAAGGATGGGTCGATCATCACCTCTTGCCCATAAAGCTTCTTGTAGCGGTTGTATTGCGTCACAGACAGCCTTATGCCATCCCATGTATCCCGTGGTCTGGATGTGCCGTGGTCAATGCTAACCATTGCCTCATTGTACGGATCACGCTTACCTTTGCTGCCCTGCACCATTGGGATGACGTTTGCCATAAATTCAAACATATTGTTCTCGGCATACTTGCGGCGACCAATGTCGTCCAACTCTGCTGGCAATCCTTCGGATAGCGCTGGGATGCGGCTCTGAACCCGGTTCATCTGCTCATAGAAGATGCGAATATGCTCTGGCACATTCATCTGGTCAACACGGGTAGACCGGATTAGCGGGTCATTCAGACGCTCGATGTGGGCAAGAGCTGACGCATTGGTTGAGCCAAGTATAGGAGTGCCGGTATACAGGACATCCACATACTGTTTGCCGATACGGTTTAAAACCTCATAAACCTTTTCGCCACCGTCTTCGGCGCGAGTCCTCAAGATACCTACTAAGTCGCCTATAGCCTGCGCTGATGGGAGGTTCTTGATGTACTCAAGGTTTGAGCCAGCATAAGCCAAAGCCAACTTCGACCACTCATCTTCATCTGGCTTACCAGTGTGGAACCGCTGGGCATCAGCAAAGTCTGCCCCCATCGCCAGCACTGGGCTAAAGACTGAGAACCGTGCGTAGCTGACAAATGTAAATCCACTGAAGTTGCCTTGCCCTTTTGTCAGCGTTGTCAGCTTTGATAGCTTTGCCTCGACATCTGGGCTAAGTTCACCCGGCTTGAAGATCAGCGAATACTTCTGCCAACCAAGTGCCTCAAGCGCCTTCTTGTCTTGGATGTCGGATGGACCAGAGCCGGTCATCCTGCCGTCTGTTGCAAACTGAACGGCAACGTATCCAGCCATCCCGCCCAGAGCTAAACGAGACATAGCCAGATCACGCTCTTTGCCACCAGCATTCCACGCATCCCAGAACTTGGGGCTAATGATATTCATACCCGGTGTGGCAGCAGCGGTATGCAAAAACTCCTGCGTGATAGCACGGGAGAACGGCAGGAACGGCTTTAGCGCAGTGCTTTGGAATAGCTTGTCTGTCTTCCAGTAAAACTCGTTAAGCTTTGTCTCGCGGTTAAAGTCTTCCGTAAATGTCGTTTGCTGCCTTGCTTTGTCCATGCTGGCTTGCATTGAGGCAGGACGCTCGTCAAGGAACGAAGCCACAACACGCTGAGTCTCCGCCAAAGCATCATCTGGGTTTGAGCCAGCAGCGATAAACTTATCGTATTCTCTTTGCGCGACGTGCCAAGCTTCCTCATGCAATTGCATCCGCGCAGTAGTAAGCCCGATAAAATCGTCTGCTGCTCTCATTGCACGGAACGGTACGCTGTACATATAGCCAAGTGCGTCCAACCCCTTACCGATAAAGCTATTGGTAAAGTCAGGGGTACGGAATAGCTCTTTGCTACTAAACGGTAAGCGTACTGGCACATCGCTAAAAGCAGCACCAGACAGCGGGGCAACAGTTGCATCACCTTTGGCTGAAGCCCGAAGTGCATAGTCTTTACTAAACGGGGTAGGCAAAGTAAAGTCAACACCCATGCTAGGGATCTGAACCCGTGGGCCACCTTTTGCCAGCGTTTCCCACGCATCCATAATTCCGGGGCCAAAGCCAGACAGACGGGCTTGTAAGTCACCCAAATAGAATCGCTCTCCCGGAGTCTTGCCAAGAGCCTCTACCACACCAGTGCGAGCCATCCCAATAGGGATAGATACCAGACGCTCAACTGGGGCGCGAACCGTGTTCAACACACCAGAAGTAAAGCTGAACGCATGAGGGGCAATATCGCTCAACAGGTTTGACTGCCATGTGTTGATCCACGCATCACGCAGACGCTGACCAAGACCTGCTTCGATAAGCTGGTTCTTACCTTTGCGGCTTGGCAAGGCAATATAATCATTGGCGATCTGAAGCAATGACTTCTCGCCACCAACCTCATCTAATATCTTCCGGATATCCATTGGAGCAAAGCCGGGGCCACCATCCCTGACACGCTTAAACACGTTCATGGAACGGGCCACATCGACCTGTACGCCCTTCATGGTGCCGGTGATGACATTGTGGAAGGCCATCTGCTGACGCAACTGCAACTGGCCTGCTTGGTCAAGCTGACCAGCCGCCATCTTTTGCATCAAGTCGTCAAGTTGCTTTGCGCTTTGGTCGTGCAGGTCAACCACACCAGCAACAGTCTTTGCTAACTCAGACGACCCAACGGTAGATTCAAGCGGCAATCCTTGCAGCAGGCGGTCAGCAACATTCTCACGGACACCAGCGTTAATCATCCGCATCTTGATAGAACGCAACGACATCGTTGGCTCGTTCTTGACTGAACTCTCAGCCATCGCACGAACGGTCGCCTGCATCCCTTCGTTGTCAAATGCAAGGTTGCTAATCGGCGTTTCTTTGGGGCCAGCAGCAGGGCCAACAGCTTCTAGCCTCTGACGCTCTTGAATTACTCGTTGCGCCTCATCCAATGGCACAGGGGCAATACTTGGTTTAACTGGCTCGACCTTTGGAGCTACTGTTGTTTGGGCAGCAGGTGACGGTGTTGGCGCAATAGGAGGAGGGTCAGGCAAGATCTTAGGTTCTTCTTTAGCTCTTGCACCTTTCTCCAGCAAAGGCTTCAATGCTTTCTTTGGAGTAATCGCCTTTCTAACCGCGCCAAGTCCAAAGGCTGCTTGTGGCTCAAATTCCTCAAACGGCAACTCAGGCTGCGGCATTACATTGCCAGCATCCTCAACCCCAGCATTAGGGTCAAATACGGGCGCAGGAGACAACTCGGCTGACTGAGCCATTTCTGATATCTTGCTGCCGATGTCTTTATTGATAGCCATTATTTCTGCCCTTCATCACCAGTAAGTGCTGCTCCAGCCGCCGTTACTGCTGCCGCGCCTTTTGCGACACGCCTTGTTTGTTGCGATTGTTCACGCTGCTTTTTTACACGATTTGCCGAAGCAGATACATTTGTCCGATCAGTGAGCATATCTGATTGTAATTTGCCTTCGCCTTTAGCAATTGACTTTAACCCACTTAATACTTGTGAGTCAGACCGAACCCCAAATGCGCCCTTGGATTTTTCTGTAAATTCGTTTAACCATACCTTTGCTTTAGCAATCCAAGAATTAGCCTCATACCTAGAACTCATAATCCTAGTGGCATTAACAGCCCAAAACTCAGATGGATTAACAAACTGATAATGTGCATTGTAATCTAGCGTACCGTTTTTAAATCCTTCAAAAATAGTCTTTTGTGCGTTTTTATCGCCAGAGATTGCTTTAGGTATTTCTTTTAAATACGATTGAACTTTTGGATCTGCCTTTCTATATGCAGCCAAATACGATCTTGTCCATTCATCGGTAATTCCATTTTGCACTTCGATTGGCATCATTTGTTCAGTATGATGCAAAATCTCATGGACACCAGTTGTATCGTTTGCCTTATCAGCAAATATGGTTGCGATCATATCCATTGATCTATAACCACCTGCTGTGCCTTTTTCTCCGGTTCCTTTTATTGATATTCCAAGTTCATTACCAAACTGAGGATTATTATCCAAAAGCCATTTAGCAAATCTAACTACTGGCTCTCTAAGTTGAACTTGTGCATTAGGGTTAAGAGCGCCAAGCAATCTACGAGTTACTTCATCAGCACCACGAACCTTTTCTGCATCACTTACCTTTTCTGGTTTTTTCTGTAAAGCGTCATTAAGAAGCTTTGTGCCCTCTATGTATGATTGTTCATCCATAGCCCCAGATTCAAGTTTTTTAACCAAAGTTCCAAGACTACGCTTTGGCTGCACAATATAACTTGTCAGGCCAGTTCTAGCGGCATAGGATTCAAACATCTCGCCAGCCACCGGGGCTAAAGACTTTACGCCCTTAACCGTAGCTTTTGCACCTTTAACATAACCACCGGGGGCAAGAACTTCGCCAATAGTCTCATATGGGTTGTCGCCAGTTCCAACCTTCCCGACATTAGTGTCAATCCACTTCTTAATGTCCTCAGTATTTGCCAAGATTGTTTCTTCTTGTAGCCCGCGCAAGAAAGCTTGAACCTTGCTCTCATCGCCACCACGGTTAAATATTGCAGTAACACCACGGCCAATCATTTCAATGTCACCGGGCAAACCAACAAATCCTTGAGCAGCACCTTTGGCAGTAGCTAAACCAATTTCCCCCATGCCCTTGCCGACAGATAGCATTCCTTTGCCAGCCTCAGTTACATTCTCCATTGCAGACTGGCTTTCAAACTTCTTGATCTGTTGGGAACTAGCGCCACGGCTGCCCATCGCCAACTGCATACCGTCTAACTCATAGGCATCAGGTGCATCAGGGTATTCCCGAAAGTAAGAATAATCCCCGTAATATTTGAAATCGTCATCCATTACTGAACTCTCCTGTTACGGGCTATTGTCTCAAGTTGTTCCTGATAGCGGATTACAGAATTAACAATAGCTTCTATTTCCCCCTCACTTGCCCCAGCCTTTTTAAGTTCGTCAACAAGCCTGCGACGATATGACTGAGAAGCCCGAACAGCTTTACCTTGTTCAAAGGTTGGTGGTATAGCAGCAAGATCAATATTTGCTTCCTGCGCTTTTTTAGGCAAGCTGCTGCCCTTTTGACCAAATGCAGAATTCAAATCATTTTTAGTGTTTTCATATCTTTTCTGCTGCTCATCACTCAAAAATCTTTTGCGGACATTTCTTGCCGCGTCATCCATAGTGGGAGGTGACTTACTTTTATCACTCTTTTCCCAGTCAGCCTGTAGCCTACTAAACTCAAGCTTGATTGCCTCCTGTGCTGCCAATTCTGTTTGCGCTTTGGATTGCGGATTTCTAACGCCAGAATCCTCGACAATGTCACCCGCACCGCGTTTAGCCATTGCGTCTAACGCTAACTTTCTGTCGGCAGGACGTTTGGAAAGAGATTCAACGGTATTGCCATTAATCCTTTTCCCGCGAGAAAAAGCATAAACTTGACGCGCATCAGTTATTAGATTGTTGTCTATTCGGTAGGTTAATTCAGTGACAGCTTCTGAATCGTTTTCGACTGGCTCTGGTTTTGCTGCCAATAACGTAGGCCAGTTATCAATATCCGCAAGCGTAAGACCTCTAGCCTTAACAGCCACGTCCAACTGCTGTTCGGTTGATATTGTTTTGTTTCGCAATTGAAATTCAATTTGCTGAATGTCTGCTTTTTTAGCAAGCTCTCTTGCGTCTTTAGGAAGAAACTCGCCAGCCAACTTTAATGCAGTATCAGGCTTTATGCGATTACCCCTAGCAAAACGAAGTATTTCTTCTGTTGTTGTAAGGTTAGGATCTTTCCTACTTAACTTATCGCGCAGAATAGCCACTGACTCGTAGTCATCCTCAACGTCCTTCTTTAACATTGCTGGCAAATCTACTTGCACAAACTTTGCGCTAACAACGGTAGAGTCGTTATTTGAGATTTCCCTTAATGTATTAAGTGCAGTAGCCTTTTCATCCTCTGTTGAATTCATGTCCAGATAGGTCATGGTTGCAGAGTTGGCTCTACTGGTTAAGTCAATCTTTTGAATATCCTTGTCTTTTTGTTTTATATCAATAAGCTGCTGGTACTGCATTGCCATCTTGTCGCGGGCTTTCTTCTGGTCTGGCAAAGACATACTGTTCCAGACACGCTGCAAGTCAGGCGGCAAAGTGCCAGAGTTTATTCTGGCATTCAGTGAGGCCAGATCACCGCCAAGACCTTCCATCCGACTGACAACAGCGTTCTCTAAGTAAGCTGTCTTAATGTCTCGCTCAATCGTGCCAAGCTGCTCTAATGCAAAATTACCTGCGTCTGCGCCACCGAGAGTAATAGCGTTGGTTACAATACGGGCCTTCTCTGCCTCAATCTCTTGATTAATTGAAAGTCCCGGAACGGGCAAGGCATTCTGAATAATGTTGGCAACTGTATTTGAATAAGTATCAATTTCTGATGCAATCTTTACTTTGTTCTTTGCTAAAGCAATTTCAGTTTCTTTTTTAGCAGCGAATTGCAAAACTCGATTGGCATGAGTTGCCGCCGTTGCCCGATACTTATAAGCAGCATCCGGGCTAACAGCAGCCAAAGATGAACCCCAACCCTTAATCATTGATTGAAAATCAGCAGTAACCTTTTGAGTGCTTACATCGTAAGGGGTTATGCCATCCTCATATTTACCAGTCTCAATGCGTCGCTGAACGATACCAGCCGCTTTGGTAATTTCTACTTCAGCATGGGCCGAAAGCTCAAGCGAACGAAACTTTTGGACAGAAGCCTGATAAGCATTGAGGGTGAAGTTTTTCTTAAATGCACCGGGATCACCCTTACTCATTGCTATCAACTGGTCTTGATTTGGCGGGTTCTCCATTACAAACTGATCGCCAGCAGCTTCAGCCAAGCGTTCAGCTTGTGAAAACATAGAGGTAGATAATCCAGAGATAACCCGGCCCAACGTAGACGCAGACTCTGCTTGTGCTTGATAAGCGATCTCAGGCCGCTGCGTCCCAAAGTTCATGTTGGGCTGCGGAAGATTCGACACCCCTGTTAATGGGACGTTTCCTGATTGAAGTCTTCTGATTGGATCAGCCATGATATTTATGTCTTAAACGGATAAGTCATTGCAAAGTTTGTCCCGGCTTTAGCCAACTCAGCGCCAGCCAACAAACCGCCAGTTTCTTTTGCTATTGCACCTGCCTTACGCAATGTGCCAGCATTGGCAATCGCTGCTTCACGCTCATAAAATGCCATATCATATGACTGTTTCAACATTGTCGTAGCGTCTTCCAAACCCAATATCCGGGCTGTCATAGCATTTAAATCGGTAATACCTACGTCCTGATAAACCTCGCGCACATTCGCGCCACGAACGCCTTGATACGAGCCGCCAGTAGACACGACACCAGATGCATAGCCACGAGCCAGAATAGCGGCATTGGTAGCCCGCAAGTTCTTTAGCTGGGTATTGGCCTGAATCTTGTAGTTCAGCGTGTCGTACTCGATCTTTAACAGGTTGCGCTTAAATGCCGCCTCACCATACTCAGCAGCCTTGTCTGCCCGCAAGCCAGCCATTCTCAAGGCTTCCTGCGCCTGAACTGCGTACCCAGCCTGTTGGTAATAACCTGCCGCTTGCTGGCTATAAGCTGCACCAATGCCTGCAATAAGGCCGCTAGCCGCAGCCATTCCCATTGCTTGGGTCGGCGTAAAGCCAGATGAAGCCGACCCACCTCCCCCAGCTACCACGTCGGGAGAACCTCCTTGGCCTTGTATGTATGGCGCTACCATTTATGTCCCCTGATTCACAGCAACCTTGTACTCAAGACCCAGCAAAGTCATCTTGAGTGGCAAGGTTTGCGTAACTTCAATGACTGCTTCGCGGCTATAACCACGAATGCCATTTAGTCGCTTAATGCCAGTAAATGGCGTAATCGCAATGTCAAGCAACGGGTTATCCAAATTCTGAAACGGTACAGGCTGGTTGTTGATATTTAGATGCTGCGACTGATTAACAATGACGTTGACCTCAACAATCCGTTTCTTAAATCCAACCCGTGTGCCAGACTGCAACTTAACTTCTACCGGCATGGTTTTTAGATACACAGTCATCGGCAAGCCGACTTCGTAACTTGTCGTACTGGCACGGTCAAAAGTCACTGAGCCAGCACCGCTAACAGTTTCATTCCCTTGTGGTACGCCATCACAGATAACATTTAGCGACTTACCAACGTGCGGTAGACTAGTAGCAGTGCTTGCGACACCACCAATAAAGGCACAGTCAGTAAAGCGATCATTGCTAAATAGTTCAACAAAGTACCGAGTTGTCCCATTAAAGACTCGTTTAACAACCGTATAAATTTCTGTGACATCAACGCTAACATCAAGGAATTCCCCGTCCGTGATAAATTCTGAAGGAGCCACAATCTGCTGAGAGCGCAATACTGAGTAAGCTGCCATTGAACCATCAGTAGCGTTTATCAACAAAAGCAAATCGCCCTCATCAGTAGAGGTCGCTCTACGCAAAGAAATGCGGCTGGGGTTTTTAAGTAGATGCCCAGATAGCAACGATATCCTTTGTGATATATAAGTCAGTTGCGTATCGGAGAATAAGAATTCGTTAAGCGCCTTGCCTTGCTTTTGTATAAATAGGGAACCAGACTCAAGCGACTCGACCCGTGTGCCAACCTTTGTGCCATTGCGGCTGACCTGCTTAAACGTAAACGTCAGCGGAGTAATCGGGTCTGTGCCTTGCTGTGGAACGTAAAACTCGCCACCCGTGGTAAAGACCTGCAAGTCGCGACCAGAGATAATGTCAACAATAATATTAAGCTGATTAGTATCAAGGGTAGCCTCAACAGCATCGTCATCCAAAAACTCAGACGGCTTAAAGTCAAAGAAGAGGGCCACCTTACTGCCCCAGATCGTAGACGGGCGTGACTTAGAGCCGCCGAAATAGAGCCTACCCTCATGAAACGATACGCTGCGAGGCCAGCCTTTGCCAGATGACCAGACATCCTCATAACCCGTCTCCAGTTCCCAATCGCCAGAAGCGACAGCCGTAGTGTTAAAGAATGGAAATTCAGTAATGCCCTCAACTACCGTGCCACTAATGTATTTTGTAATTCTGATTCGGCCTTGTGGATTGACATTAATGTACTGGTTGACGTGAGTAGACGAGAACACGGACGAACCAGCAGTCAACGTAATGTTGCCAGACACAGCCGATGGAGTCAGGGTTGCTGATGGGTTGGTAAATGTCTGGGTAAATGCGTACTTAGGAATAGAGTCAAACGTAATCGTACTAGCCGTCCAAGTTGCATCTGTACCGCCACGCACAATCTTAATTGGCTGCAAGTCTGGATGGACAACGATCAATGTGTCAGCCGATTGCGTCCAGCACAAAGAAGACAGCATCGGTCCAGTGATGGCAGAAACCGTCAGGTAATTATTTGCCCCACCATTAATAGCCGTTATCACCGCACCATTTTTGATGACATACATTCTGCCAGCCACAAAGCACAGCATATAGCTGTCATCTACCGAAAACTCAAAGGAGATCAGGCGAACACCATTGGCTGCTGATGGCGTACTTGAATTGGGCAGCTCAAAGATATGCTTTGTGCCGGGACGGCGACGAGCGCCACCCTGCGGCTGAATGATGACGTTGGTAGCCTTTGCCAGCGCATTCTCATACTGCGGGATATCCACACGAGAGCGTAGCAGAGGGTCAAGTTCCCCAGTGCTAAAGTTCGTCTGGAAATCAATAAATCGTGGCATTAGTATCTCACTGCAACGAGTTCATAATCCTCAATAACTTGAGGCGGCTGGCCTTGCGCATCAATATTCATTGCTTGACGCATATACCCACCACGACCATTTTCAGATGGTGAGCCAATTGCGACACCTTGCCAATAGCCTGTCTTAGCTTCCTGCTCTGTAATCGGATATGCCAGATGCCAAGCCATCATATACTTTAGCAACTGCACAAAGTATTTCGGCATTGCAAATTCTGGGGTCTGGTAAGGATAGTCAATGTAGACATCCTCGTAGTTCGTCAGCAGCTTATCGCCTTGGATCTCCCATTCCTTGACGGGTCTAGCGTAAGCTTGAAAAGTCTCAAAGACTGCACGAGGATTGCCGAGGCGATCACCCGGCAACTGGTATTCATATTTCCACTCGCTAACCGGCGTAGTAATCAGCCTAGCTAAACGAGTTTTATTATATGCAAATGACCAAGGATAGACTGAAAGCGTCATATCCCGAACGTCAGGATACAGACGATCACAAGAGTTTGCCTCGTCAGTTCCATCGTTAAATGACGAAATGGGTTTTGCGCCTAATAGGATTAGTGCGTCAGAACAGATAGCAACTGCTGTATCGCCTGCTGCCATAACAACCTCTCATGTAATAAAGGGCTAGTCCTAAGTTTCCCCAGAACTAGCCCTGTGCTGCCTAACTACGGGTTAGTCCGTATCAGTTGCCGAAACAGTCGTACCGTCAGCAATGTCTACCGCAGTAGACGAAACTGCATTGACGTATGTCAGCACCAGACTTGGAGTCGTAGTGTCATAGACGAAGATAATGTCGCCAGCTTTCAGGGTGTCTTTCAGGGACAGAAAGTAATCTGCCGTGTTGACGGTTGCCTGAGTGTCAGCGGTCTTGTACAGGTACATCGAGGGTGCGTTGCCTGCTTTAGCAGCACACACTGTGACCCAGCCAGTTGCGGAAAATGCCATGATTAACCTCCTAGATTAAGATTCGCGGCAGACGATCTTGACGATACCTTCATCGTCAATCGCCACAGCACCAGCCGAGAACATCGAAGCGATCAGGAAGGAAGTCTTCTCTGGCACATAGTTGATCTCAGTTTTAGGTGCGATGCCTTCTGCCAGACCAACTGCGTCTTTGTGGAATGCAAAGCAAGTACGGTCGTTTGAACCATCCTTAATCAAACCACCCTCAGTGCGATCACCCAGAACGTGGAAGGTGAAGCCCAAGAATGTGTTGATTTCGCCCTGAACCAGCGCCTTGACAGTGTTGAAGTCAGACGAGGTAACAGCAGTCTCAGACAACAGCGAAGCCAAAGAACTTGCATGGATGATGATGTGACGGCCATCCATAGGGACGTTGTTGGCATTCAGCGTCTGAGCAGCAGAGCGCAGCTTGGCAACGTTCATGTTGGTGTCAGAACCACCGATGTCGTTGCTAACCGAAGTTGCGCTCGATGCAGTCAGAGCATCCAGAATCAGTTGATCCTGACGACGACCGATTGCGTTCGACACAACCTTGACCAGCTCACGACGCTCATCAAAGTTGACCTTGGCTTGCATAAAGATGTCCGAATACTCAGCAGCGATGTAGTCGCTCAGAGTCGCGGTCACTTGCGAGTAAGTTACATTGAGAGGAGTAACGTCAGTCTGAGGGATACGGACTTGGGCAACACCCTTGCCGATTTTAGGGAATTTGTAAGTTGAACCTTCAACGCCTGTGCGAATACGGACAGCTGGACGGAGAACCGCCGAAGCCTGATAGGCTTGCTTAACTTCCGCATCAAACAGGGTTACAAAGGCTGTAGACAGATTAATAGCCATTTTGTTTACCTTTTGACAAAGTTATAAAGAGGTTTCTCGCTGTCGGTGAGCCGCAGTGCGGGCCGGTTGCTTGCAGTAGGATGCCAGCCAGTTGGGTACAACCATCTGAGGGTCGGTAATCTGATATGCCTCGGATACATATTGTAATCAGGTTTGTCTATTGCGCAAGTCTTTTTAATAGTTTTTTGCAAAAAAAACCCCCAGACCAGCTGGGGGCAACTCCGTGGAGGAGTGGAGACTCCTATTTAACCATATCGTTTTTGGAATAGGCGTTCTACTTTTTGACGGTAAGACGGGTCAGTCTCATACTTAGGATCGCCGACCATAGCCTGCAATTCAAGATCAGACATCTGTCCTTCCATCGGCTGAGAGTCTACTGGGATTCTGCCCTCGTAGGCTTCGCGGATCTTTGACAGAGCCTTAATGCCACGGGCTGTACCACCCATGATCTTGAACTCATCAAAGTCTTCCGCTGACCACACGCCCTTGTTGACCAAGCCTCTAGCCCAGTTGACCATGCCGTTGATAACCGCATCAGCGTTTGGACCTAGTGCCTTACGTTCTGCCTGAATATCAATCTCAGGAACGCCTATTGCATTTTCGGCAATACCTCTAAGCTTTGTGGCAATGTCATCAAATGCTGCTTGGGATACGCCGTTTTCAGCAGCCCAGTCCTTAAACATCGGGACAAACTCAAGCTGTTCTGCGTTCTCGCCAAATGCGGAGACATCGTATTTGCCCTCTGGTGGGGCTTTGTGAGCGCCTTTGGATACCATCTTGCGAAGGTCTTTCCAAGACTTAGCCATGCCTTCAAGGTCTGGCTCGTTGTTATCTTTGTTCCAAAAGTTTTCAGGCCACCAGTCAGGCCGGTCTACTGGCTCGTCATCGGGGATGGATTCTGCGGCACGATGATCTACTGCCGCTTCTTTGTTGTCTTCAGGAGCTTTGTCTTCACTGGCTTCTACGTTGTCAAGTAGGCCAGTGGACTCTTCTGCTGAATCACTAGGCTCGACTGCCGTTTCATTATCGCTCAAAGGTTCCTCGCTCTATGTATGCGGGACTCAACCTCTTTAACTAAAGAGCATCGTCCCTCTAAAAAATAACCGTAGGATGGATCACTCCCCGGTCCCCAGCATGGCTGCTCAATAGTTATCTCTCGAAACCACTTGAGCAACTTTTGCCCTTCCTCTGTGCCAAAAACTCGCAAGCACAGCTTATCCATATCACTCGATTGCGGAGGTGCCATTGCTTCTTGCATTGCCTCCAGATCATCCCACCCTGCCATAAGCCTCCCTGTTTGGCACGATTACTCCATCTTCCTCCTCTGCCTGCTCTGTCGCGTGTATGCAGTACCAGACGGTATCTGTCTGTGTAATGATGACGTGCGACTTATCTGCTTCTATTTCTATGCAGGCAGGAGCCTTGTAAAACTTCTGTTCCCCATCTATGTCTACAACCACTTCACCTTTTGCCAATATAGACAGATGAGAATACGAGTGGACGTGCTGCGGAACCGCCCACCCTTTTGGCAAAAAGTATTCTTTCCCGTATATTCCATCAGCGAAGTGATGGCGC